CCTGGGTCATGTCGATGTAATAGGCCGCGATGGCCGAGACGCAGGCGGTATCATCCTTGACCGCCGCCAGGGCCTCGTCAGCCGTCATCAGGTTCCCCTCGGCGTCCCCGACCCCTTCCACCCCGATCAACACCCGGTCCACCAAATCCCTGGGCGGCAGGTCGTTCAACTCCAGCTTTTGCGACTCGGACAAGATCCGCAGCTTGGCCACCAGCTTGGCCGTGGTGTAGCCGTCCCCGCCGTCGATCGGCTGCTGGACCGGGATTTCGCGGGTCACGATGCGATTGGTGTTGAGTTTGAAGCCCATGAAAATTCCTTACTTGGCCGTCATGATCCACTCGTCGTTACCGGCCGAGCGGGTGAGAATGAAGTCGACGTCGAGCATGCGCAGCCCGTCCACATTGGCATATTTCGGGCTGATCGGCTGGGCGTAATCGGCATCGAACTGGACGATGTAACCGGCCGCAGTGCCATGCACCACCTGGATGGCCGCCACCGTCTCGGACATGGCCGTGGTGAACCAGTTCTTGGTCCCCAGCGCCGGGGCCTCGAACTGGAAATGGGCCTTGGACTCGCGGTTGGAGATGAACACCTTCGAGGTGTTCACCATGTCATGGAAGACAGGGGTGTTGCCCTGGTCGACCGAGAACGAGTTCACCGGCGGAGTGGTGCTGTGCAGCGTCGCTGTGGTGTAGACCGAGCCTACTTCGTTGGGCGACTTGAAGGCCGTCAGGGTTGGCGTGGGATCGCTGACGGCCGAGGGCGCCACATACTTCCCAATGAATTTGAAGTGCAGATGCGGGATCTTGGCCCGATCGCCCTTCAGACTCCAGGAACCCATGGAATAGGTGATGACGTGCTTTTGCCCGTCGAAAAAGCAATGCAGCGTCAGCGGGGTCTCGGTGTCGCTCGGCTCATAGGTCACATCCGTGTCCACGGTGACCGTTTCCACGCAGGCGCAGCCCTTCATCAGCACACCCCAGCCCGGGGCCGTGCCAGCGGCACCGCTCGACTGCCACTCGACATCGAATTCAACCGCCACATAGGTGCCGACCTGGATCACCGGCTCCGCGCCCAGGAAGGGCTGATCTAAATTTCTTCGCTCGACGCCGCCTTCCATGGGTGAAATCTGGAGATTGCTGGTAAGAATGGCGTTCGCGCCACCGGTCGGGCTGGCGTCCGTTCCCGGGGTGGACTCGGGTTTGGCCAGTAGGAGCGCTTTACGGGCTTTCAGGGACATGGGTTCCTCTCAATTCAAATATTGAGTCGTCAATAACAGCTTGCAGCTATGGCAAAGCACCCCGGTAAACATCACCGGCAGCGACTCGGCCACCTCGATCCCGGCCCGGCGGTCGGTCACAGTCGAAAATACCACCCCGCCCAGGGTCTCATCCTCGCGGAAGGCGTCACGAATCGCCTCGATCAGGGCATCAAAGGCCAGCTCGCTCTCGTCGACATCGCTGAAACCCTGATAACCACGGATCTCCCAGTCGTGGTCGCCGATCCAGCGCCCGCTGTTCGGGCTGATCTCGCGGGTCGCGACCCGGCGTACATGCCAGCCAAGAAGCTGGGCTTCTTGTATATACAACTCGCGAAAGATTTCTTCCTTCGCCGCGAACCGTTGCCGGTTGTGTACCAGGCCGATATTCGCCACCGCCTCCAACTTGGCGATGATGGCCGTGCGGATGGTCTCCAGATCAGGCATGGTGTTCCACGAAGCGCCCGAGGTGCTCTTCCAGGATGGCCGGGATCTGGCCCTTCACCGCGTCGAACGCCTGGGCGAACATCAGCACCGGCTGAGTGCCCTTCTGGGCGATCTTGCGCGCGATCAGGAAGGCCACGCTTTTTTGTTCGCTCGGCTTCTGGATATCTAGCTTCTGCCGGACCCAGTCAATCAGCGGAGTGATGGGCGGGAAATGGGGTCTCGTGCCCAGCTCCACCGGCACGCCGTGGGCGATCGAGGTCTTGACCTCGCCCAGCACCCCGTCGCCGACGATTCTGGGTTGAGTCGCCAGGATGGATTGGCGCAGCAATCCAGACGCCCCGACCGGGGTGCGCTCAATGGTTTCACGCTGCAACAGCATCAGGGCCTCGTCGATGGCGCCAGCCACCGCCCGCTTGCCCTCATCTGGGGCGCGCTCCCAGAGCCGGATCAGCTCGTCGGAACCGATGATCTCGTAACTCATCGGTAGCGCCTTGGGTGAAACAGACGATCCTGTCCCCGGCTATCGGGGGCATCCCAGTCCACGAACTCACCCGCCGGGGTCGCCGTCTTGTCTTCAATCCCAATGAAATCGGTATACCGCTTGCGAAGCTGATTGGCCCGGGTCGCGAAATCCCGGCTCTTGGATTGATGGTCGACGCTGTCCGCCAGGATGGTCGCATCCCGGTCCCCGGCGTAGGCCGTCGCCAACTGCTCACAGAGGATCGAGGCCGCCAGGCAACAGACCGCCTGACGGTCCGTGACCGGGATCGTGTCCGCCTCGGTGGTGACCTCGTGCAACGCGGTGAACGTCACACGAACCGCCAACCCATCGGCCGGGGCCTCGCCGTGCAGATAGATCTGCTCCGCTTCTGGCCCCTGGTAAAGATCAAAGGCTTCCAGATAGGACAGCGGGTCCTCGCCAACCGGATACTCCAGGGAGACCAGGGCGGAAATTCCATCCTGCCAACTCTCCGGCAGATCCAGCCAGATTGAACCATCCGCGGTCACATCCTCCACCAGCTTCCTGGGGCGGTCCTTGGAGTAATGGACCGCCGCCTGCTCGATGGCGTCATCGAGGTCTGCCGGGTCGATCCGTCCGGAGTCGTCCCGGATCAGGCGTGAGGTGATGGTGCGGTAATCAGACAGCATGGTCAGTCGAGGACTTCCCAATCCTCAGCTAAGAGATCGGCCTGACTCGCCAGCCAACCGGGCTGATGTTTCCCCTGGGCCGTCACTATGCAGATACAGGGTTCAAGACCAAAAGGCGATGGACTTCCTGATCTCAGGTAGAACATCAGATATAAATACATGTTCTTCCCGTTCCATTCGGTACGACCTACCTTTCGACCGTTCTTCAGGGCCTGTATGGCTTTGCCTATGTTCATCGTCTTTCCTGTTTCACCTATTTTTTGAATAGACCCTAATCATGACCTATTCAAAAAAGCCCCGGTATAAGGGTGCCGGGGCAGTGGCTCGCGGGTCGCGGGTCGTTTTACGGGTTTACTTGCGGAGTAGAGTCAGGAGCACGGAACAGTCGTCCCAGGTCGGGTTGGTGCCGCCGATGGTCATGACCATGGATAGGGTAGCCTCGTCGGCCAGGGCGCTGTCGGAAATCGTGCCCGTGGCGATCGTGTCGGCGGTGATACTGATAGCCGAGGACAACACCGAGGTGCCACCCTCGGCGATGTCGATGGTCAGCGTCGGCGTGGTGCCACCGCTGGCCCGGCAGTAGGCCGTCACCCCGATCAGCTTAGCGGGATACGGGAGCGTCTGCTTCCATGGCGTCACCGTCGCGGTGCGTTGCCCGGCGACCATGACCGAGATGGTCTCGATGTTGTAGGCGCTGGCATAGTTGGCGGTCGCTCCCAGAGACAGCCCGGACAGGAGGGCCAGGACGGACGCCAACACTCCCAGAAAAAGCTTTTTCATCGTGATTCCTCCCTTACGCCACCACGGCCTTATACGCGCCGCGGTAGTTGGTGACCGCGCCGCCGTAGATGTGCCGCAGCTTGTACGTGATCTTGTCGTGGGTGAACAGGCTCCCGCTGGTCGGCGAATCCTGGGTAAACAACTCCGGCTCCTCGCGTCCACCGAAGAACCCAACCTCCAGGAAGGGGATCTCGTCCGGGTCGCAACTCACCGCCCAGTCGTTGGCGTCGGTCCAGTACCAGACCGGAATCACCTTCATCTGCATGGCCTCGACGAAGTCCGCGTCGTTGTTGGTGGTCTTGCGGAAGAGGTCGAAGGCCGTCTCTTCCAGGTCGAAGGGCACCCAGAGATTGACCGGTGGGATGCCCAACCGCTCGGATGATCCAGCCTCGGTCATCTTTAGCACCGCCAGCCGAGCCGCGGCCAAGGTGGCCGCCGACAGGGCCGTACTCCCCAGGTTGCCGTGATCGGCATGGAACCACGCAGTCAAATCGTACAGGGTCGGGTTGGTGCGGATGAAGTCCAACACGAATTGGGCCAGCGTCCGCTGAGCGGCATTGCTCAGCCGGATGGGAATCTGACGGATCGCGCCAACATCATCATTCGCGATCGCCTCCAGCGTCACCTCCTCGGTGCCGCCGCGCTTGGTGACCGCATAGGTCGCCTCCTCATCCGTGGGCGAGGTCATCGGCTGATAGGCGTCTCCCTCACTCACACTGGACAGGTTGCCATAACCGCCCATGCGGGTACGGTGCTGGGTGCGGAAATCATTCACCGGCACGACCTTGGCCAGATTCCGCCAGATGTTGTACCGCCCCTTCGGCTTGGCGTAATCCGCCAACAAGCGCCTGGTCACGGCATCGCCCAACACCTGGTCGAAGCTGCTGGTGTCCACCGCCTCGCGCAGCCGCACGGCCTCGCGCACCTTCCCGGTCAGGCCACGGTCCCCGGTAGTCTGGATATAGCACTCACGCACCGACTGGATGCACCCGGCCTTACTGGAGAAGAAGTCGTCCCACATCTGGGCGGTCTTCTCGGCCTGGCTCTCGCCGCCAGAGATGTGCTGTCCACCCAATCCCTGGACATGAGTTGGGGATACCTTGGCGAGATAGTCCGCCTCGCTGGTGATCGCCTCGCGGACCTGATCGATGGTGAAGTCACGCTGGCCATCAAACTGCTTGGCCAGACGCTCCTTGGCCGGATCGGGAAGATGGCTCTGCTGGATCAGCCCCTTGGCCTCGAACACGCGCATGGAGAGGGCCAGCTTGGCTTCCATCTGCTGCTTGACGCCCTCGACGACGGTGTTGATGTCGATGGGCGCGGGATACATAGCCCGGTTATAGGCTTCCAAGACCTTCTCTTCCTGGGTCTGATCCATGCCTTCCAATAACGCCGGATTTCTGGCCTGAATGGCCGCGATCATCTGATCCACCAACATCGGTTTTGATTCCTCTCGAATGGATTCTTGAACTGAGATAAACCCGCCGCCAGCCGACGGCTCAACAATGACATCCAGGCTGTTGATCCGGACGAACCGTTCCACCACCCGGGCCGTCTTGGGCTGGGCGAAAACGACATCGGCATCGATGGATAAGCCGAAGAGGTCGGTAAGCTTTTTCTCTACCGCTTCGCGGATCTTTTCCCCGATGTTGCCAGCCGACTCCAGCACCTCCAACACGGCCTGAAGTTCGCCGGGCGATCCGGTCACAAACACCGCCTCGGTGAGGCGCCCGATCAGGTTGTTGACCGACCGCCCCTTGCCATCAAGATGCTCATCATCTGACTTGACGAAGACCCGCACGCCCTCGAAAACCTTGTCCTTGACAGCGCGGCGCAGGGCCTCTTGCGGATAGGTATTGCCGTTGACCGACCGCCCCTCCCTGAGCACGCGGACCAGATATCGATTCGGCTGGCCCTCGATGGCTTCAAGGACCTTCACAATCATTTCCCGGCCTCGAATTTCTGGCCGTCCTTCGTGACCACCACCACCTTGTGGGGGTAGACCTTGTAAGACAACACCTCATCCGCCGTGATGGGAACTTCCTTGAACTGTCCGGTCGGGCGCTTGGTTTTGGGATCGATCACCGCTTGCTTGCGAATGACCATTCCGGACACCTGGGCAACCGTCAGCGGCTCGTCGTTATTGGAAGGGGTGGGATTGGGCTTGGCTGGCATCGGAACCTCCTGAGTTTTCAAGAGTATGCCAGGAACAGAATTTTCGACTATCGTGCGAGGAAGAGTTGCAGTAGCCCCTGATCGCGGATCGCCTCCTCTGGCGTGATCGGTCGCTCGCCAGGCGTCGACATCGCCCAAGAATCCTTGTAGGGCAACTCGACGCAGCCGCAGTTGATCGTTTCGCTCAGCGGACCCGCCGGGTCGCGGGGGTGCATCAGCTTGACCCCGTTGACATCGAAGGGCTCATCGATCTCGCGGATCTGCCCGTCGGCTCGCACATGGGGCATCCTGGGATGGATCTTGCCCGACCGGCGCCATTGCTTTTTGAGCCCGGGCACCACCCCGCGAGCCTGCCGCAGCCGGTCATGGGACGCCACCGAATAGGCTTTGCCGATCTGGTCATAAACGATGGTCCGCGCCCGGCGCCGCCCAGCATCGAGGATGGCCTGAATCTCGGTCACCGCCTCATCCACCGTCTGCACCCCGGTCATCACCAGGGCGAGCTGATCCCCGATGCGGTTGGCGATCTGGACGGTCACGTCCCGAATCCGCTCCAGGGCAAATGATCTCATCGCCACCAACTGCTGAGGGTTCACCGCCGGGACCCCGAGCCCCACCAGATCGATCCCCGCCGCCGCCAGGGGTCCGTCCACCATGGCCGCGCCCATCAGCACCCCATCGTCCATCCCCTGATCCAGGATCGCCGGACCCTGGGACTGGAAGGCGTGCAGCGCCTCCTGAATCGACTGCTGGAGCTGGGGCAGATACCAGCTCTGATAGTCGGTCGGCGCCCCGGCCAGGATCTCCAAGATTTTGTCCTCGGAGATCATTAGCAGCCGTTCAATCTCGCCAAAGGTGTTTTGCTTCAGCCGAAGCTGAGCCGCGATCAGCCTGGCCACCTCTTCACGGTAGGCGCGTTCTTCGGGAGTCATGTGCTTCCCGTCACTTCCGTACCATCAGAGGGATCGTCGTCATCTTCATTTTCCATGCGGAGGAATTGAATCCTGAAATACATCGGTCTGGGCCGTTTCTTCGGCTTCGGCCCTAGCCTTGGCTAGTTCTTCCGCAGGTCCAATCTTTACCCCCAGCCGCTCGGCGATCTTCGCCACCACCGCCAACGCGGCCACGCCCGACAACAACCCCTCACGCATCGCCTGCACCACCGCCGAGGTGGCCTGTTGCAGCGCCGGGGCGTAGCGGCTGATGTCCTTCGCCATGATCTCCGGCCAGGTGACCACCGGCATCAGGTCCGGATCCGGATAATGGGGATCGATGGCCAGTTTCGAGCCGTTCGGGGAGACGCGGCGATTGATCTGAAACACCGCCATCTTTTGCAGCATGCCAGAGATATCGGCTTGGTAGCTGCTGTAAATCTTGAGGGTCGGATCGCTCATGGAGTCGCCGGTCGCCCGGTTCACGTCCGCCGCGCCGCCGAACCAATGCTCCGGGATGGTGGCGCCGCCGAGAACATGGTTGCGCAGCAGCTTGGCCAGCGCCTCCGTATCCCCGGCACCGAGAGATGGGGCGAGCGGGGCCCAGCTTTCGGAATCGTTGTGGACGTTGAGGCTGCCTGGCGCTGGCGGTCGCAGTTGTTTGGCCCTGGCCCGGACCGCGTCCGGGTTGGCGCCTCGAATCGTGACATCCCAGGTAAAGGAGCGCAGAAAGCGGCTCCGGTCCAGCTCGCCGAACAAGAACTGGTCGTAGGCATCCAACCAATCGATCTGGGCCGTCAGCACCGACCGCCCCCGGCTGCCGGTCGAGAGGTCGTTGATCGAAAAATAGAAGGCTTCGCCATCGGTGAACTCGGTTCGCTGCTGCCGAACGCGATCCGAAAACAGATCCCCCTCCTCGCCATTGACGATGAGCCGGAATTTCCTCCGGTTTCCGTCCACGTCCTGCTTGGTGATCAGCCCGATCGCCTGTTCGCCGTTGTCCGGGTCGATCACCACCTCATCGATCAGTGAAGGATCGAGGTACCCCAGCCGGACGTGGCCGTTGTACCGGTTCACAAACACCGGGTAACACTGTTCGCCGAACAGCAGCAGCTCCCGGACCTTCTTCTTGAGCTTGAGATCGAAATCGTTGATCGGGTCCCGCCACCAGGCGTTGAGCCAGGTCTGGGCCTCTTCGTTCGGCACCGTCACGGAGACCCCTTCCGCCAGCAGATAGGCCACCGGCAGCTCAATGAGCCGATTCGCCAGCAGATTGGTACTCCATAGATAATAGGAGAGGTCCTGGACCCGCTGTTGGGTGAGCTGCGGGAGGTCCCGCTCTTTCTTGACCCCGGTCAGCTTGCGCCACCCTTCGTCTTCCTCGATCTGGGAGCCGACCGCCTCGACCACCCGATCGTTGCGGTTTTTGGGGGGATGGTGTTTCTGATGTCTTGGCTTGGCCATGCGAATGCCTCAAAAAGGGCTTTATAAAGCTTCGTAAAGCCAGTTACGGCTTTTCGGTGTAGTCGGATAGCACAAAGGCCCACGAAGGGCCTCTGTGGGCGTTCTGGTGAGACCAGTCAATCCGACCATTTTTCATCATCCATATTTTGTAAGCGTGATCGCCGCTCCCAGTCGTCACGGCACCCGGCGTCACACCAACGCCGAGACAAGGGCAGCGGCTCGTCGCAGTTCAGACACCGCCCAACCGCCATGGGGCCGTGTGGTTGTCGGCTCGCCACGGCCAGCGCCAACCACCGCTCGATCTGTTCCTCCGCGAGGTCAGCTATGTCCATGCGCGCACCCTTCGATCAGGGTGGGCGATTCATGCGGTAGGGGCGATTGGCCATTCGCCCCTACAAGGGAGGTGGGAAAGCGGCTTTCCTTGAAGAACCGCCGCTCCCGATGCTCGGACTGCTTGCCCGGGTTGAACGCGGATACAGGGCGATGGTAGCCCATGACCCGCGTCCAGACCTCGCAGCGGGTGCGCTCGGCATCCGACAACACTATCCGGATCACAGCGACAACACCTTGTCGACCGCCGCACCAACGTTGGTTTCGATGGCCGCATCCCCGGCGTTTTTGATCTGGTTGATGGTGAGCGCCGCGTTCTCGCCGATGATGAAGTGAATGATCACCGCCGCGGTGGCGTTCGGGTTGGCCAGGGCTTCCTTCGCCCAGCGGATCTGCGGGGCGGTCGGTGAAGCGAGCTTGCTGATGGCCACCGCCTTCTTGACGATGGCCGCCTTGATCTTCTTGGTCAGGGTGTTGTAGTCGGGTGAGCCGATGAAGTCGGCGAGTTCGAGGAGGGTAGCCATTAGTGATGAGACTCCAGATTTACGAAACGTTCTTTCTCATCCGTCCCGGCTTCGGAGTGATAGCCGGGGCACCTCTCACCAACCGTCGGAAACCCATGGCGCTGCTCGGCGCACCAGCCTTCCACTTGCCAGGATGTTCCCGTTTTCCAGCGAAAATGCACGCACCGCCAGCAGGTCATACCCGAAACACCCGCCTTAATCCCCGCGTCCGCATCGCCTCCGGGAGATACTCATCCCGCGAACCTTCCTCGATCTGCTCCCCGGCCGGCGGCTGAAAGGGCTCCTGGGTCGCCATCCAGGCCATGAGATAGGCGATGGCCGAATCCCCGTGTCGGCGCTTTTTGTCGCTGCCGACGTTGTGCCCCTCGCCCATCCGCGGGTTGCCTTTGAACAACTCCACCAGCCGATGATCGGAGATGACGTCCTCCGACCGCGGCACCGTAAGACTACGATCCTCGAAGGCGGCGTGATATTTGGGGAAGCTGGTGGCGTACCATTCCGCGGTCGCCTTGATACCCATCACCGTCAGGCCGTACTTTTGCTGTGCCGCCTCGGCATGGCTTTGGCCGTTACCGCGGGCGTCGAAGTAAGCCGCATGTAGGAGCGGCAGCCGGTCCAGGATGGCATCCCGGATTCTGGCTTGGACATCAAAGGGGATTTTCCGTAGCTCAAGGTGGAGCCTGGTGCGCCAATGTCGCGGGGCATCCTCTTGCAGGACCACGATCACCGAGAGGTCCCCGTCGCGCCCGAAGTCCTGGCCGTAGACCGAGCGCTGCCCGGGTAAGCCATCCAGAACCGGGATCACCGACTCCGCCAACCAGGCGTCCGTCACCGCCTCCCGGTTGGCGTCCAACACGAACTCCTCCGGTTGCTCCCAGCGCCAGACCGGGATGCCGTCCTCCTGGCACTGCTCCAGCAGCAGCCGCGAGAAGTAGAGCCCGCTACCGCGCTTGGGAATACACAACAACTCTTCGTTGGCGTCCGCCTGGTCGGGATAGTCGGCGAAGGCCGCGGCCCGGAACTCGTCTTCCGCCTGGGGAGACCACTCCTTGCCGGTGACCAAGCAGATCCGCTGATAAAAGCCATCCCGCAGCGCGTCATCGAAGGTCACCCGATGCAGCGACCAGCCCAGTTTCCCGGCCTGGATCTCCCGCACCCATTGATTGAACTGGCTGTCCTCGCCGTTGTGGGTCGAGACGATGTCGATGCGCCCGCCCCAGAGCCGAAACGCCAGGGCCGCCTTGACCACCTCGCCGAGGTTCTGATGGAAGGCGGCCTCATCGATGCGGGCATGACCCTGCCGACCACGCCAGTTGTGGGGGTTGGAACTCAGCGCCTCGTAGACGTGGCCGCTGGCGAACATCACCTTGTAAGTGGTGATGTCGCGCTTGGACTCGCTGAGGATGCGCCCGTGATCGTCTTGGGTGATGACCCGCTCGGCATGGCGCCGGACATCGATCTCCGAGACGGCGAAGCCGTAAGCGCGGGCAAAGAACACCACATCGCCGATGTTCTCCGCCGCCATCGCCATGTTGTACCCCATGTAGAACTGATCCATGCCCTTGCCCTTGGGGCGGGCCGCTTCCAGCGCCCCTTCCGCCGCGAGCGCGCCCCAGGACCAGCCGATCCGACGCGACTTCTCCGCCAGCCGGACCACGGATGGATCGGCGTGCCAGCGGATTTGATAGGGCAAAAGGATCTTCGGCACGGCTGAAAGCATCCCCGGCGAGACGCCACGGGTTTGCTGCTTCTCCTCCACCAGGTCAAGGAGGTCTTTCCGCTCCCCGGGGCTGAGTTCAACCGGCTCTTCGTCGATGCGGTCCATGGGCTAGCCTTGGATCACGCCTTCCCTGGAGCGGCCGCGCCTAATTTCTTGAACGCCCCGACGGCATTGAAGATCTTTACCGACTTTTCGATAGCTGTCTCCAGCGCCGGCCAGATCACGGCGAACGCCGTCACCGAGGCCCCGCCCACGCTGTACACGGACTCTAACAGCCCGCGCACCATCGCCAGCTTTTGCTCACCCTTCCCCTCGCCCGGGATCGCCTCTTCGACCGCCTTGATGGTCTGAATCATGATGGGGATCATCGCCCCAGCGGCTTGAACCGTAGACAGAACGTTCATGCTTGCCTCTACACCTGAATACCCAGAATCTGCGCCCGGATGGCGCCCCAGTCGTCGTCGGTCAGCCCGGCCTGTTTCGCCACCCGCTCCGCCGCGTTGGCCGCCGCCTGTTTGGCCGCGTTCAGCTTGGCCTCCACATCGGCCTGGTGCCTTTTCTGCGCCAGGCTCGCCCGGGTCAGGTCGGCGATGGAACGGGCTGATTTCGAGAAGATCTCGATCTGCTCTTCCGGGGGTTTGTCTCCGGCCTGATCCAGCGACATGAAGGCGTTCATCATCCCGGTTTGGAGCATCGAGATGGTCGCCGCCGAGCGTGCGTCCGCCTCGTCTGGCGTCGCCCCGGCGATCACCTTGGCCGCTTCGGTCGAGACCCGGATGGACTCCATCCAGGTTTGAAACTTTTTCCCGTAGCGTGCGACCGCAGCGCGCGAGGTCTCCACACCCTTGTCTTGGAGCGATTCCGCCAGCTCGTCATAGTTCGAGAAGCCGCGCCGAACCAACTCCTGATCCAGCCAGGCTTTGATTTCCACTGGCAGCTCGACCACGAATGACCGCCGGGACATTAGCCGAACACCTCGGACGGATGCATGATCCCGGACAGCTTGGCCCTTGGCTGATTGAGGAAAGCCATCCCTCGCTCGGAGATGCGCGAGAACAGGATCTCCATCCCCTGGTGGTCGTGGATCTTGGTCTCACAGAGCCCCTGATCTTCGAGCCAGACCAGCGCCCGGAGTACCTGGGCCTCGCCGATCAGCTCGTCGTCCTCCTGGAGCATCCGCAGCACCAGGTCCGAATTGACCTGCTCAGGGTAACTCAGCCGCAACACCTGAAGCGCGCGCAGACGGCGCNCTGAAGCGCGCGCAGACGGCGCAACGTTGGCTCAAGCATGGGTTCGTCCTCGTTGTTCGCCGATGAGGAGATTGATGTCCTTCGAGAGTCCGTTGAGCCGCTCGAAAACCTCATGGATCAGCTTTCGCAGCTCTTCGGCTTGGATCTGGCTATCACTGGAGCGCATGAAGTCCCGATAGACCTCGGTCCTGAAGGACTGGAATTGCTGTTCCAGTAATAGGGATCGCTCCCGCTCCTGATCGAAACGCTTGTCCAGATGCTTCCAGAGCATCGCCAGAGCGGTAATCCAGACAGCGCACAGGGACACGCCCAGCCCGGCCAGTTCGATCAGGCTAATCCCTGGTGATTCAGTCATAGCGGCAACTCGTGGTAAGGGTGAGACCATCGACCGCCCGCCAACCTGACGACCAGTCCGACCATTCGACCTGGGGACGCAGGCCCCAGGAGCAGCAGCTACTCAGCAGTAGCAGCCCGGTAAGCGTCCACGACCGCGCGATGACGGGCGCAGAGTTCGTGATATTGCCCGGCGACCTGGATGTGGTTCCGCAAGGCGGACAGCCGGTCCGGCTGTTCGAGGGGCGGGAGCGGTTCGCAGGGTTCCGCCAGTTCATTGGGCAGCTCCGCCCGCGTTGGCGGCGTTCCATAGCATGAGACCGTCAGTGCTGAAAGCACAATCAGGGGCCAGGCTCGTTTCATTGACCTTCGCCTCAATGTTTTTGGTCTGGTGCCGCGCTCGTTTGGTCGCGGCTTGGAGTTGGGTTTGTAGTGCGCTCAGCGCGGCTTGTTGTTGTTGCTCGCGTTCGGCCTGGGCCAGTTCGAGCCGGTGCCGTTCCTCGATATGGCTCTGTTCCGCCTCATGCTGGCCGAAGCGATAAGCGCCGTACCAACCAGCCGCCAGACAACCGGCGGCCAGAAACCAATGACGGCAAGGCCAACACTCGGTCACGGGCACAGCGGTTTCCCCTCCCAGCCAGCGGCCAGATAGACCGGCGCCCAGGTATTGAGGATGCGGTCCGGATAGCTCAGGTTCTCCCGGCAGTTGGCCGCCGATCTCGTGCATTGGCGCCCGACGCTCACCCGGTCCCCGGGATCGGAAGCCCGCCTCTGTTCGGTAAGGATATGCCCCGGGCCGCCGTTGTAGCTCCGTAGCACGAACCACCAATGGTCGCACTCGGAGTTGAATCGCTTGATCTGATCGTACAGGCGCCGGTCATAGTCGACCGTCGCCGCCAGCGACCAGCGCGGATCGAAAGGGGCCTTTTTGCCCAGGTCCGGTGAGACCTGGGCGATCCACGTAGCCGTGCCCGGCATTTGTTGCCCGAGCCCAGCCGCCCCCGCAGGTGACACCGCGTTGGGGTTCCATCGCGACTCCTGGTGGATCTGCCCGGCGATGGTGGCGACATAATCAACGCCATCCAAACCAAACTCGGATTGAGCCTGGCGCACGAGATCCCGCCGCAGCCGTTGCGCCAGGGCCGGGATTTCATCAGCCGCCGCCGGGAAGGCGAGCAGCAAGAGGATGGCCGCGAGGGCAATCACCCCAGACCAACCCCCCAGAAGTTCAGCGAGCCCAGCATCACCAAAGCCAAAGTGCCGTAATAGATCCCTTGCTGGATGATGTTGCCCCAGTAGTTGGCAATGGCCGCGCCCGGGAGGTTCGGGTCAAGTTCCGCCGTCAGGGAGCCGCGATAGAGGGCATAAAAGAAGGTGCGATGCACCAGCCAAGCCGAGATGACCGCAACGGCAAATTTCGCCTCCAACGACATGGTGACCCCGAACTGGCCGGGTTTCAGCCAGAGGGTGACGGCCATGCAGATCACCGCCAGCACCAACCACCCGCGAGCCCGGGACCAGCCGGCGGCCAGGTCCGGGTCGAAACGCTCGATCCAGCGCAAGAAGAACTGCTTCATGATGCCACCTCAATTCTTTCCCCTTGAACAGGAATCCCGGGAGCATCCTCTTTCCCGAGTTCCGATCGGATCTTTCCCAGCCAAGCCCGAGCCATTCGATGTTGATGAGGCGAAAACCGTGTGCGCACCAGTTGCCCGGCGCCCACGGCAGGAGGTTGGATTTCTGGCGCAGAGCCTTTGATTTCCTTGGCCCGGGCCTGTACCACCGGCAACAACAAGGAGAAGTAGTTGATCACGCCCCCTTCACTCCACCAAGCTCAAGCGCCTCCGCCACCCTGGCCGACTGGCCGCAGTGGTCGCAGGTCCCCGGCTCGAACGGAACGTGTCGAGTCTCGCAGCCCATGCGCCGAGCCAGCCGCTCGGCACAGGGCAGGCATAGGTGTTTCGGTTGGTCGGCCTCAGAATTCAATGGTTTCACCAAAGCGATCCAGTTTCGCCAGCAGCCAGCCAACCACGATCCAGCTCACAAACGACAACCCGCCGATGAACAGAAAGACCCCGGTCATCCGCCAATTCCCCGTCTGCTGGTAGGACAGCGCCGCCGCGACGAAGGACAGCAAAGACAACAGGAGCGCGAGGCATCGATAGCCGAGGGTCATGGGCAGGCCGGATTAGGCGGGCTAAACCCGCAATCGTCAGGAATGCCATCTCATAACTCAATAAATCGCTCAACAAACCCCTGAGTTGATGGGTCCCAACCAAACAGGATGTTCGTTGGCGCCCCGTTCACCACGGCGCCATTGATCCAAAAGGTGCCATCGAACCCATGGGCAAAGGTGGCGGCATCAATATCAACCACATCAACGAAGTCATCACCCCAACTCACAGCATAAAAATCGCGGGTCAGGGTTTGGCCGTTGGCCGTCAAAGTGATGGCCTGAACCCCTGGTTTCAGATGCCCATAGTTGTAGGCGAAGGCGAATCCAACTGACGGACCGCACTCCGGGAAAGCCAGAGCTACATCCCAGCGCGGGGCATCGGCGGTTAGGGAGAAGGTCGCCTCTCCAATGGCGATTTCGACCGACCCGCCACCGCATACCCAGCCATGGATGGTCTTGATGCCCGCTTGATGCGTTCCTGGTTGTGGTTGGTCCAACACCAACCCCGGGTTGGCCCCGGCCATCGACGCCGCCAATAAAGCAACTAAAGGGAGGTGTTTCATCGTTACTCCTGCAAAAACACATAGTTTTGGTAGATCCGGACCAGCTTCAGGCTTTTCGACCAGTGATCCGGACCAGCTCGGTCGTAAACTTCCTGACTGATGAACTGGTTCGCCCCAGCCACAATCGGCTCCAGCTTGCCTTCACAGGCGAGCGCGGCAATGCGAATAGCCAGCTCAAAATCCGGGTCGTCCGTGGTGACCCGCTCCATTTGCGGTCGAAGTGGATCATGCCTCTGCCAGCAGGCCCGTTTGAGACAGGCCCCGGCCATGGTGCCGTCCCCGAAATCGGGATGGTGGGCTCGGTGTTGGATGAAGTGCTGGTTGGCCCGGCGGGTCTGATTCATGAAAACGCAGGCCATGGCGTGCATGAGCATCTGCCCGCCCTCGCGGCCTAGGCCCCAGATGGTGCGGGACAGGATGTCTGTACAGCTATTCCACCGCAGTGGACCGGTGCCGGAAGGGCGGATCGATTGGCTGGGCATGCTGGCCTCCTGTTTGAGCCATCATGCCAGAAACATGATTTTCGACTAGAAAAGGGGGGGTGGCGATAGGTAGGGGCGATTCGCGAATCGCCCTACAACACTCCTCCCCTGACAAGGGGAGGTGGGGAGGGGTTGCCTATTTCTCGATAGTCCCCTTCCCGATCTCGGCAATCACGCTGTCTGGGAACGAACACTGATCCTCGCCGGGCACGATGGCGCCAAAGGCGTTCTTGGCCCGGTACTTGATCGTGATGGTGTTGCCGGCGAGCCCCCAGAGATACAGCTCGCCGGAACCCGGGTCTTTCAACCCCGGTTTTACCTTCCTCCAACAGGCTTTCGCCATCTTCTCGATATCCGCTGCCCGCTGTTGTTCCGCCGTGACCGGAACAGGCTTGGCGGAAAACAACGCCCACACGAACCCCAGGCCCAAGGCCACCACCACCGTCTTCCCGAGAGAGAATGTCATCGTTTTGCTCCTGTTTGTGCTCCACACGCGGACGCAATAGTATGCGAAACGAATAGGCCCGACCGGGGCGCTTGTTTATAAACTACTCAAAGGAGGATTCATGAACAGATTCCTTTCCGTCTGCTCGCTCTTGGGGTTCGGCGCAACCGCCGCCGCGGCTGAGCCCATCGTCGATGTGCCGAAGCTCGCGGGCCAGTCCAAGGCCGCGGTAGCCGCCGAGCTTGGCCCCCCGTCCGTTTGCGAGATGAACAAGTACGGCGAGAAGTGCCGCTACGAGAAAAAAGGAGTGGAGATCCTGTTCGTCAATAAACGAGCCGATTGGATCACCGTCCATGCGGTAGCCGATCGACCCTATAGCCCGGAAATCCTTGAGACCCTGGGATTCAAGCCGAAACCGCCGGACTTCAACAATCAGTTCACCATCCGCTGGGAGAACCTGGCCGGTTTTCTGTCGGTGTCCGTGTTCCCGAGGTCGGGCGGGAAAATCGATTACGCCTACATCAAGGTGACTACGCCGTAACCGGCACCGAATGCGAAGTAGGGGCGATTCGCGAATCGCCCTTACAGATCTGCCGCCCCCAGAGGAGATCAGACATGAGCACAACCGTTCCGGCGGTAGGTCCGCTCGATGTGATTATTGGGCAGTTGGCCGCCCGTAGAGAGCGGCTACTGCGCGACGCCAAAGCAATCGGTCGCCTCATTCGGAGCGTGGCACCTGGGGAGACCTGGATTGATGTGCACGATATCGAGCTCGTCATCGGCGTCGTGTACGTGGTCAGGCGGCGGAACTTGGACGGCAGCGGCGATCCCGGGCTGTCCAGGTGGACAAAGGCTGGATGGCATGACGAGTATGGAGCACCACTGTCGATGCGCGGGACCGGCGTCCAGGTGCTGGTGCCATCAAGCGTTAACCGGACCCAGTCGTAGGTTGGGCGGAACGAAGGGAAGCCCAACAATCACATCAATAGCCGTTGGGCTTCGTGCCTCAGCCCAACCTACGAACTCATCGTTTTGCTCCTTGCCTAACACGATTGAGCCCAAGAACCGCTGTAATCGCCTTTTCGGCTCCATCAAGCGTAAACGAGGTTTCGTTGGAGCCATTTGGAAAGAGGTAATAGCGGAAAACGATGCTTTCCCCATGCATCATTTGATACAGCGCGTTTTTCTCATTCATGCCTTCCGACTCTTTCCCGTGCCATACGACGAAAGTCACCGCTTTAGGCT